ATCAATAGTGGGGCACATTTTGGCCTATACGTGGATATTGATGGGTCTTATAGGTCTGAACTTGACCTTTTGTCTAAGTATAGAACGCTGGCTATGCAACCAGAAACGGAAAACGCCATCGATGACATTATCAATGAAGCCATTGTCCATGATGATCAAGGCAAAACAGTCCAGATTGAACTAGACCAGGTTGACACTGAGGATGAGGTCAAAACCCTCATTCGCAAGTCATTCAATGAAGTGTTGAATCTGCTGGACTTCAACAAGTTTGGTCCAGACATCTTTCGACGCTGGTACATCGATGGTCGCAGCTACTGGAACGTCAAGATTGACCCAGACAATCCACGCAGTGGCATACAATCACTGACGTACATTGATCCTCGCCGCATTCGCAAGATACGCAACATTACCAAAGCCAAAAATGCTGAAGGTGTTGATATCATCCAGAAGATTGAGGTGTTCTATCTCTACAATGAGAAGATCGTCAACAATAACATTCAGTCACCTCAGATCATCGGCAACTTTGCCGGCAGCATAAAGCTCAGTGAAGACAGCGTGGTCCACATCACTAGTGGGTTGTTTGATCCGGCAAAGAGTGTTGTACTGAGCTATCTCCACAAGGCCATTCGGCCAATGAATCAGCTGCGCTTCATTGAAGATGCAACTGTGATCTACAAAGTCAGCCGCGCTCCTGAGCGCCGAGTGTTCTACATCGACACTGGCAACATGCCTCGCGCCAAAGCTGATCAGTACATGAAAGACATCATCACCAAGTACCGCAACAAGCTCGTGTATGACTCAGGCACTGGTGAAATTCGTGATGATCGCAAGCACTTCAGCATGCTTGAGGATTTTTGGATGCAGCGCCGCGCGGGCGAAAAGGCAACTGAGATCACAACACTGCCTCCCGGACAGGGATTTGACAACATGGATGCCGTGTTGTACTTCGAGAAAAAGCTGTATCGCTCATTGAATGTTCCAGTGTCCCGTATGGAGACCAATCAGGGATTCACATTGGGCCGATCCAGTGAGATCACACGTGATGAGATCAAGTTCGACAAGTTCATTCAGCGTCTGCGCAATCGATTCAGTCTGCTGTTTGATGAGCTATTGGCCCGTCAGCTGACTCTCAAAGGCGTCTGCACGTTAGCCGAATGGAATCAGTTCAAGCAGCAGGTCCACTACAAGTACGTGATGGACAACAACTTCACTGAGCTCAAGGAACAAGAGCTAGTGACCAACAGAGTCAACACTCTGGTCCTCATTGAACCATTTGTTGGCCAGTACTTCAGCAAGCGCTTTGTTCAGATGCGCATTCTGCAGATGGATGAAGATGAGATCAAAGACGAACAGAAGCAGATGGACAAGGAAAGCAAAGACCTGGAGAAACAGGCCGGAGCATTGGCTGGTCAGGCTCCACCAGTACCATCTGTTCCGCCACCTGGTACACCTCAACCAACGCCACAACAGACTGCAGACAAGAATGATCTGAACGATCGCGTTCAGAACCAGTTGATGTAACGCTGGTCAGCTGGAGTTAGCCAGCCGATAAATACAATCACTTACACTCACCGAGACTCCCACCATGTCTAGCTCTATTGTTGATTTTGCCGAAACCAAGAATGCTGTTGAGTTCAAAAAAGCACTCCATGAGAAAATTCAGGAGCGCGTTGATGCTGCTTTGGCTGAAGCCAAGAAAGAGCTAGCCGGAAAGCTGTTGGGTGAAAACAATGGTGATGATGAAAACAATGGTGAAGGTGAATTCATCGTTCATCATCGAACCAAGAACAAGATTGCAAAGCAAACCCAAACCTACAAACATGCGCGGTGGCATGCCGAAAAACTGAATGCAAATGCTGCTCCTGGTCAACATGAATGGGAGGTCCATAGTCGTGAATATTATCAAGATCACATTCTCCCAAAATACACAAAACACCCAGCGATGAAAGAAGAAACCATGAGGCGCATTAAGGGTATCGGAAAGGCCACTGACAGATTGACCAAAGAAGGGCTTGAAGTCTGGTCATTCCCAACAGACGCAACAAAGCTGTCTGAGAAGGTCATCACTCCGGGCAGCGTTGAACACATGGCCCATGCGGTCCATGCTTGTCACTCTGGTCACTGTGATGCTTTGAGTCATCGAGGCAGCTTCACTCAGTACAATCACCCTGACTACGCAATCAGCAAGGATCATGGTGGCATCAGCACTGAGCCATCCAAGATTCACTACTATGTTCAGGGTGCAGGCGGAATGCACAAATTCAGCGCCGAGCACACTAAGGCTGGCGTCGACATCAGCCATCATGGGATGGTAGGATAACACCCAATGACTCTCAAATCCCGCATCAAAGCGCAGTTGACTGAAACCCAGTGGCCCTCAAAGCACACATTCCGTGTTGGCGACAAGGTCAAAGTCAGAGGTCAAGAGGATGACCCAGTCAAACTGCGTGTTGTGCATGTAATGGGTCATGCCGTACATGTAGCAAATGACGCGGGTCGAATGGATCAGTATCATCACAGTGAACTGGTCAAGTCTCATATGGCTGAAGAAACCCAGCTGGATGAAGCAAAAGGAGATGATGAAAAAATTGCTAATCATCCCCACGATATTTTGAGAAACCCCCATGATTACAATGTTCAAGACGTATTCAAAGCATTTCATAGCAAAACAGCAACAGATCTTCATAAAAGAGTTTTAGGCAAACATCTTGACAATCATTTTGGTCATAAAGATTGGAGAAAATTGCCTAAGAATCATAAAATGAGGTTCTCTGAAAGCAATGAGATCCCAAAAGACAACCAGCTGGATGAGCTCAGCAAGAAGACACTGGGCAGCTACATCAGATCAGCATCTGGTAGCATGGCCGGAGACGCTGTCGAACATGGTGCATCAATCACTCACGACAAACCAGCTGGCGACAAGCGCTCATACGACAGAATCAAGAAACGTCTGAAAGGCATTGCCCGAGCAGCCAACAAGATCGTGAAGGAAGAGGCATTGACTGAAGGTGGATTCATCGTTCATCATCGAACCACGAACAAGGTTGCGAAGCATACCCAGACATACAATGCTGCTTTGCGTCATGCTGATAAACTGAATGCAAATGCTGCTCCTGGTCAACATGAATGGGAAATTCACAGTCATGAGTATTGGCAAGATCACATTCTCCCAAAACACAAACCAGCGATGAAGGAAGAAACCATCACTGAATGCGACAATCTCAAAACAGGTGAGCGTGTTCGAATCGATGGCCATGAAGCCCATGACGGCAAGACCGGTGAAGTGTTCGGCAAAGACAAAGAGATGCACAAGGTGAAGATTGATGGTGAAGACTATCAGCCATGGGTGCACAAATCACAGCTGCGCCGACTAGGTGAAGAAACCATCATTGAATCTCGTGGCAAAACCATCGACAAAATCAAAGACGCCTACGGTAACCAGTATGAGCATCGCACTGATGTGTTCCATGGAACTGATGCTGTAGTCAAAACGCACCAGCATGGCGAAAAGCTGGATCAAGATCATCACATCCACATGGGCAAAAGTGCCTATGTTCGCGCCAAGTGGAAAGAGACCAAAAAGCATGTTGACCTGGTGAACGCAGGCACCATCAGCTTTCCAGGCGCAAAGAGACAGTAATGAAGTCATTCGCACAGCTGCGCGAACAAATGAGCTTGACCGCGAAGCCAATCGATGAGATGGCAGCATTTAATGACCCACCAACCGTTTTGGTTCTGCGCCGCAAGGCTATACGGCTGTTCCCAGGTGGCCAGCGAGTGGCTAGCTATGTGAATGACAACCTGGATCTTGAGATAGCTATTCCATACAATCCTGAGACATTGGGTCACAAAAAAATCACAACCAGTGTTGCAGCTGAAGAAACACAGCTAACTGAACCATTCAACAAAGGTGATCTGCTGATACAGATTGATGAGCGTTTCAACCCTGGCGACAAAGTTGAGATTCATCGCATGTATGGACTGCAGCTGACCAATCCGATTTTGGGTCGCGTCAAGCGAGCTATCGGCGATGGTCTGTATCATGTTGAAACAGCACACACTGCTGTTACCGTCGCTCATGGTTTGGCTTTTCCAAAGGGCAAGCACAACACTCATGAACACAACATGCGCATTGTTGAGCAGCTTGAAGAAGCAACCAGTGACAATCTGTTCGGCATGTATCTCAAGCATCACAAAGCACCAATTCATTTCAATGATCGAAACTTCAAGCCACTGAAGAAGATTGAAGCAGTTGTCAGTCAGCGCTATGGCGCACCGGCGCTCAAGCACTTTCAGATGGCCGCTGCACATCATCAGGATGGTGATCTGGACAAAGCCAATCATCACTATGCCAAGTACAAGGCGGCTGCTAGCCACCTGGGTGAGTCACTTGATGAAGAAACCGGTGGCGGAACTGATGACATTATGCTGGAAGGCATCAAGGGTTGGAAGCATGCTCACAGTGATCTTGCTCGTTACCGTCGCGAGGCAGGTAATGCAACAAAATCTGTCAAGCTCGTTTCATTGAAAAAAGATGGCACTGAGTCAAAAATGCACGATGCTGCCACTTATCATTCTGATGAAGCTGCTGCACGCGCGCATCATGAAAACCTGGTCAAACTCAATCCAAACCGCAAAGTCGCGCACAACATGTATGTCGACGGCAAACACCACAGTGTCCTTGGTGAGGCACTTGATGAAGCTACCATTCACTCTCTTCACACAATCACACGCACCAAAACACCCGCCGTCGTGCGCTTTCGCAATCATGCGACTGCGATGGTCCATCATGAGACTGCAGCACAGGTGATGAAGCTCCACTCAATGATGAAAGCAGCCAACAAGCGCAAGATCGAGGCATTGATCAATGGATCTCCGGAAGGACTCAAAAAGGTTCATGACTTTGCCCTTGCGCATATGAAAGGCTAAATACATGAACTTACAGCTAGGACAAATCCATGGCCGCTAACGCACCAACAACACAGATTCTCTCAGACCAAAATGGTCTGGTTACGGTCAAGGTGACTGGCTTTTACAACGCCACGAC